TATATATTCCCTTCAACATATTTATTCTCACATGTTGCCTTGCCAGTCGAATCTGGAACCAAATATTCACTTGTGACAATGCTCGATTATAATGACAATGCTCACTCAGAAGAATATATGAAGATGATTTATGATAAAGTAAATGCACAAAATAACAGTATATAAAACAGGAAATGCTCAAGCAAGTATATCGCAGCTAGGGGCAAAAAGAGACTGGATGGATGAGACTTGGGAAGCTCATTCTTATAAGTGTTTTCCTGTAAGTTTGACCAACCAGCTAGGATGGGGTATATCTTTCCCAGAAGATATTTCATTTATTTGGGACGGGATCAGTGATTCGAGTCCAGACCATGTAAAGATACTTAAAGGCGAAAAGTATGCATATACTGGAAGATCAAATGCAACAATAAGTTTTAAAACTGGTTTAAAGTTTGTAACAGATGAGAATGTTTCAATTTTACAAATGCCTGTGCCAAATTATATAAATGATGGAGTAATGCCTTTTACTACTTTAATTACAAGTTCATTTTTTAACGGGGAGCTTCCAGTTGCATGGAGAATAACAAAACCAAATGTAGAAATAACAATCAAAGCTAATACTCCTGTTATATCTTTAATCCCTATAGACCTATCTTCTTTACAAAATTCAGAAATAACTTTAAAAGATTTTAAGGATATGCCAGAACCGTCATTTGATGTAAATGAGTATGCAGCTGCTGTAAATAAAATAAATCAATCTGGTAACTGGGCAAATTTTTATAGAAATGCTACTGATCATCATGGGAATAAACTTGGATCTCATCAAGTGAAAGCTATAAGATTATCTGTTCAAGATAAATCTTTGGATAACTAAATTTATATGGTAAAATTAATATATAATAGTAGAAAGAGTTTATATGTCAAATTATGATAAAGCTTCTACCCCTCAGTCTTTAACTCCGTCTGGATTTTTTGGGGATTCAGAGTCAAATATAGTAGAGTTAGAAAATTTTCTTACAGAAGAAGAGCAAGCTAGATTAATAAATTTTACTAAAAACAATAAAGTTTGGGATAAGACCGTGGATAGCATTGATGAAGATGGCTTAATCTTATATCAAGCAAGCGTTTGGGAAAACCGTGTATGCACCTATAATTCTCTAATGGAATCAGACCCTGGAATATTAGAATTAATTTATTCTATGATTGATAGACTAAAAATTGAGGTTGAAAAGTTCTTTGAAGTCAAAGTCGAAGCTACTGGTCCAGCTATTGTAAGATGGCCAGTAGGAACTTTTCAAGAACCTCATGCTGACAAAGAGTTTCACATCGGTAGAGAAAAAGGAAGAGCTAATGACTTTCCTCACTATGATATAGCATCTTTATTTTATTTTGATGACGACTATGAAGGTGGAGAACTATACTTTCCTAGACAAGGTTTAGAAATAAAACCAAAGCCACGAGCTGCTTATTTTTTTCCAGGAGATATGTACTATGTCCATGGAGTAAGACCTATAATATCAGGTAATAGATTCACATCTCCATTCTTTTGGACAATTCTAGAGCACACTGGAGATAGACAGCCATGATAGAAAAAATAAAATTGTATGACCAAGTTAATGTATACAGAAACGGCATTTCTGATGTGCAAGATCATGTTAAGCTGCTAGAAGATTCAGAGTTCAATTTAGGAGGAAAACAGTATTTTTCAGAATGGCTAGACTGGTATGGGATAGGGTCTATGATGAATATTGGAATGCCAAATAAAAATGAAAAAATATCAAACAAATATCCTGATGATGAACATGCTAAAAAACAAATTAAATTTATAGAAGATGCTGCAAAAGCTTTTTTTGAATGTACAGAAGATTATTTTAAAGAATATAATATTCAGCTTCCAGATTGGAATCCAAAACCGTCATGGGCCAGAAGTGGATTATCAGTATGTAGGTATAATATTACCAAGAATCCTGAGCATCTTGCATTAGAATATCATACAGATACGCATGAATTTGATGCAGAGTCTCCAGGACAAAAGTTTGGAATAACTTGCACTATGTATTTAAATGATGATTATGAAGGCGGAGAAGTTTCCTTTTTAAATGAAGCAGATGGAGAAGTTGTAACTTGGAAACCAAAAGCTGGAGACGTTATTGTATTTCCTTCGCACTCCCCATTCTTTCATGGAGTTCATCCTGTTTCTAAAAACTTTAGATATTTAATTAGAACTTGGTGGTTTTATGATTATGCGGGATCTCCAGAGTGGCATGCAAATGAAGAAAAGTATGGCAAAGATCAATGGTATGAAATAGAAAGAATTAGAAAAGATAAAGAATTTCATTCTGGAAAATGGCATAGGCATGTTGTTTATGAAGGAGAATCTCCAGTTGAAGGGCAAAAAGCTATTCCGTTTTATGTAAAAAGAAAGAGGTCTGTGTAATGTCAAATACAATAGAGTCCTTTGAGTTGTATCCAGAAGTCATTGTTTATAAAAATATGATTCCTAATCCAGAAAAACTAATGGATATATTTAAAAGAAGTGAAAATGAAGAAGTCGAGCCTAATTCACTATTTCAAGATTGGGAAGGTTGGTTTCATTTTGGAACGCAAATGTCGTTTCCATGGTTTCCTGATTTATCAATGGATCAATTAAAAGAAAACATGCCTCCATTAATTTTAGATGATATAAAAGATGGAGAAAGGGAAGATGAGTATGTTGCAAAACTTATATCTTCTGTTTTTTATCACGCATCATTAGATTATATAAAAAGAAATAATATTTCTTTTCCAAATTGGCAAAAAATGGGTATTGCTTTATGTAAGTATAATCGTGATGGAAAAGATTACGCAATGGCATATCATACTGATTTTGATACTGCTCAACCAGAAAAGCCAGGATTTAAATTTGGCATTACATTTTGCTTATATCTTAATGATGATTACGTTGGTGGAGAGCCAGTGTTTTGGCACAAAAAATTAGAAGAAGCTACAGAATATAAACCATATGCTGGAGATATAGTTATATTCCCATCAGATGAGCCAGTTTATCATGGAGTAAGGAAAATCGAATCGGGAGATAAATACTTTATTAGATTATTTTGGGGTTGGGACTATCCAGGCTCTGAAAAGTGGTGGGAAAATGCCAATAAATATGGTGAAGAGGAGTGGAGAAAAAAAGAGACTGCAAGATTAAAGAAAGAAATCTGGGAAGGTCAGCACCACTTCGATGTTGTCTGGGATAAAGATGATTTAAAGCTTCCAAAATATAAATCATCAGAAGAAAGTCCTTGCATTACTCCAATATTTTCTTCAAAGCCGTTAGTTAAAAAGGGAAAAGGTAATGAATAACTTTAATATTATAAAGTATGCAGATGATATATATGGATTTGAAAACTTTTTAACAAAAGATGAATGTGAGTCAATTTTAAGCATTTTAAAAGAAGAGGAAGATCTAGGATTGCATCGATGGACTCCTATCTCTTTCTATGAATCTTTTACTATTGGATATCCTTCTGAAGGACATGAACTATTTGCTAAATATAATCTTCCAGGAGATTTTTTTAAGCAACTGCAAGAAGGATTTAAAGAAAGAGTTGCTTTTGTCTCAGGAGTAGATATTGATAAAGTTTCTAATATCGGTCTTCACCTTCAAAGATGGGATAAGGGTGCATATGCCCATTATCATTCAGACAATAGTGATAATGACGGAAACTTAGGAGCTTTTGAAAGAAGTCGTTATGCTGCTTTTTTATATTTAAATGATGATTTTCAAGGAGGAACTTTAGAATTTAAGGATAAAGACCTAGTAATCAATCCAAAAGCTGGACTATTAATGGTATTCCATGGAGGGCACAAGAATATGCATAAGGTTCATACAATCACTAAGGGTAGCAGATACACTATAGGATCATTTTGGGATGATAAGCAGTATGAAGATTACTCAGAAGAAAAAAGAACTTTTTGGGAAGCTCAGATTAAAAAAGATAGAGATGCTCAAAAAATAGAAATTTCAGAGTGGGAAGAAGTTCGCAA